GTGTTTTCATGATAGGTGACTGCGAGGAAATTCCACGGCTGTGACAGCAGTGGGAAACTCAGCAGATAATAGATCTATGAGTTCTAGATGTCCGTAGCTGAGATCCAGTACCACATGATACTCCATGGTGTCCGCAACACGGGCACCAATCAACTGGCAACGGTGATCGGGGTCTGCAACCCAAGTAAGTATTTCAGGTAAGCAAGTGTGATCAGTGACAAGGTATCTTTTGAGCATACAGCTATTTATCAGCTGCGAAGCAGCAGCGCGGAAGAATTTTTCCACTAAATAACTGCATGGTTAATTGCTTGTTCATCACCCTTGTGATCGTTGTGTTTAGTACAGCAGCCACAGCCGCTGACATATCAGAGTGTAACATGAAAAAGACCGAAGATGATCGATTAGAGTGTATGGCCAGTTATAGTGGCAGCGCAGCATTCTGTGACAAGATCAAGAACTGGGAACGTAGACAACACTGTGTACGTGGAGTTATACGCAAACAAAGGCAGCATAGATGACTGAACGAGAACGTGATAAATGGCAGCGAGATCTAGCTGAAATGGAAATACTGTTATTGACGCTGGGATTCCTAAGCTGGGTCACATTCTGGAGTCTAGTACACTACAAGATCATTGTATTGGTATAACTGTTACAGCATGATCTCGATCTAAGTAGTGTGTGTCTATGTGTGTAGGCTCAAATACCTGTAAGTGATCGATAACTAGGTGTGGATCTAACTCTGCACAAGTATACACATCCAATTGTACAATAGCAGGATGGGGTTCATCCCATACGTGTACAGCTATGTGACTGGTTGATATAATACACACACCCGTGACTCCACGATTGCCCACAGTGTCAACATATGCAGTAATGGGACCTGCTAGTAGATTCATCCCTATAAGCTCACAGAGCTCACAGAGCCATACATGTACTGTGTCACAGTCTCGTGGGGGATTAGTCACAGTGGCTCGCGCAATAAGGTGACGGTGGATCAATGGTGCGACAATGGTTGACATGAGTATTCCTAGTTAACTCACAGTGTATGCGATCTAGAAGGGGGTTGTCAAGCACACAGTAGCCATTACGCACATAGGCCCCGCTGCAGGGTCTGCGTAGAGTACGTGTATAGTGGGTGTAGTGTATGCGTACTGTGTGAGATCTTGGGGGTCGCATGGGGAATAAGTTGAAGAAGCTGTGAGACGCAGTATAAAATATTGCGAATCGTGGGAATCGCAGCATCTTATGCTGACCATTTGAGCATAGCCTCTCCCACCACCGGTCTGGCAAATCTAACTACTCGAGATTCTAGTGTAGAATCACATTAAATCGAACCGTTTTCTCCATTCTTCCACCATGAATCCAGCGTCATAGACTGTAAAACTCATCGTATACAGTGGCCCCGCTGCGGGGGTTTCGTGAATTTCACATATATACTGTATATGATCACTGCTGATGACTCTGTACTAGTACTGTATCACGTACACCGCACACACCGTTACTGGCCCGCGGCTGTGTACACTACCTGTGATCAGTTCACTGTAGATCCTTTACTAGCACAGCCTAAGCCAGAGTTCATTCTAGATCCATTGTACCAGCAGCCAAAACACCAATTCCAGCCAGAGGCCCCGCTGCGTAAGATCACAACATAAGCAGAAATCCATTGACAGAACGTGATTATGACTGTATAATATACACATGTTCAAGAAAAGACTGTTAAGTAGGAGCAGAGATCCCATGCAACTATCAAATACTATAGCTATGACATTACCTGATGAAAGATATCGTGCTGTAATACAGACCCGGAGGTTCTTGATGGATCTCTGCAACAGTCAGCACACACCTAGAGTACCCAAATTGATCAGAGACACAGCGAGATCTATGCTGCGTCACTATCCCTCAGACTTTGACATGCAGCGAGCAGCGCGGCAGAGTCCAGAGATATTTACTGAACAGATGGAGGATCTACACAGGTTCATAGCTCAAGGAGTTCGCGCCACAGCTGACAACGAAGCAGCGGAACTGACGTCACTGCAGGGCTACAAGAACATGTAACACACACGGGCCTCTAGCTCATGTTGGTTAGAGCAGTGGACTCATAATCCATTGGTGCGCGGTTCGACTCCGCGGGGGCCCACCACAACACTGGCGTTAGTATAACGGATAATACAGCGGCCTTCTAAGCCGTCAATAGAGGTTCGATTCCTCTACGCCGGACCACAACGTTGCTGCGCAGTGCAGCAGCAACACAGCAGCGCTCACTAGCTAGCACCCTAGACACCACGAATGCATGCTGCTAGCGGGCCCGGAAGTGTGCAGCTACAGCAGCATGTGGCGGCGTTACAACTGTGGCAAGATAGCCACTCAGAGCGCAAGATTCCTGAGAAACCCTAGAGCATCTAGGGTTATTATCATTTTGGTTGACAGCAGTGCAGATTGGTGCTACAATAGAGACATGATGAGAAAGAAACGCACTGATCGCAATCACATAATATACGAGCTTCGTGTTAACGGGCTCGCGTATATAGGTGTCACTGCCAAAACAGAACCCACTGTGAACAAGAGCGTGTTGGCACGTGCCGCTAAACACTTCTACAGAGCTAAGACTGAGAACAAGCAGTGGCTGCTCTGCGAAGCATTGCGTGGTCTCGCAGACAAGAGCGAGATAGAAGTACTAGTACACGAAGTCATCCGGGGCAAGGCAGCTGCTCACAAGAGAGAAGTTGAATTGCGCAGACAGTTGCAGCCCGCCCTGAACACAGACTGCAGGGGCGATTAAACAGGGGTTGACAGCCCTGCAGTTTGAGTATATAATAGACACTTAGCAACAAAGGAGCGAACAATGTACAAAGTAGATGCAACGTGTAACACAGCCGGTGACGGCTATTGGAGCAGCACTGCTAAGGCAGTACAGATTACAGGTCTTCAACTAGCATACACAAACGACGAGCTGGACTTCGGCGAGTTGCGTGTACGCTTTAACACCAGCACATGGGACGTCAACAAAGACGGCCTCATTTACACAGATAGTTTATTTGAAGCGGAACTGTGCGAGTTGCTTACTAGCTTGGGCTTTGATGCTAGCGATGTCAGCTACAGCGAGCAGGGCATGCAGGGAGATAACTACGTAAGCTGCGACGTGGGAGAGTGCTTTATTAACACGTTTATGCAGAACGCATGACCCTAAGGCCCTTAGGGGCTTTACACTGTGGGGTTGACAAGATCCCTGTTTGAGCATATAATAGACACTTAACAACACAAAGGAGCGAAAGATGGAAACAGCACAGCGTGAGTATTTTGTCCACCGTCTTAACGAAATTGCACGTGAAAAGGTGCAGGCCCGGGCTGAGGCACTGTTTGGGCCTACAGGCCGTCCACAGCAGCCCACATGGGGCATGGTGTTTGAGGGCATTGCAAGTGGCGAGATTACACTGAAAGAAGAAAAGCGGGACTACACAGGTCCTTACCTTAACCCCCAAGATGTTGTTTGGCCTGCTATGGAAGCAAAGGTCGCAGAGCTGGAAGCCTACCGTGTGACAGTTGCACGTGAGAAGCAACGAGCAATGGATCGTTGTATGCTGGACACAGACGCACAGGAAGCCCTGGCCTTGTTCAAGGGTATTTAAACTAGTGGTTGACACAGGCTCCGGCCTGTGTTATACTCTAGGCTTAAACAGTAACAAGGAGCGAACTTGAAAGACTACATTGTTTACACCTGCGAAGGTGTGCTGATCTTGGCTGCACCTAACTTGGAAACAGCCTACGAATTGGCTAACGAGTGGGAGTTAGAATTTGAGAGCATTGAATTGGCAGAACGTTTAAACTAAGGAGCGAAACTTATGGGAACAAGATCACGAGTAGCAGTCATGCATGGCGATGTCTGCAAGAGCGTCTATTGCCACTATGACGGCTATCTAGATTACACAGGCAAGCTGCTGTTAGCTAACTACGACTCAGCACTGGCCAACGAGCTGGTCTCACGTGGAGACAACAGTGGAGTGCAGGTCACTCCCAACGCTATGAACTTCTACAGCGATCGTGGCGAAGAGGATGTGAGCTGGCAGGTTGCGCACACTTTTGAAGAGTTCCTCGAGCAGGTTCACAACTGCTGCGGTGAGTACTACTACGTGATGCGTGATGGAGAATGGTATGCAGGTTGCGTATACGAAACAGAGGGCTTGATCAAGAACGGTTTGGTTGCACTCAAAGACGCAATTGCTGCGATAGAAGCAGCAGATGTGGCGTAAAAACAACAGGCTACAAACAGGGGTTGACAACTCCCCTGTTTGAGTGCATAATAGACACTATGTTAACAACACACACAGGAGCGAAAACTATGCGTATTACACTTGCCCAGGGCCAATATGGCGCCAAGACTAATCAGATCTTTCCAGGCATTGAGCTGGATATGGTTGGGGACTTTGTCACCGAAGCCAGTAATGGTTGGGAAGGCTACATCAAAGCCCGTTCAGGCTACAACATCGTAGGTGGTGGTGAGACCTGTAAGGTGCGATGCAATCAAAGCGACATACAAGTGACAGCAGGTGCTCCTGCTGGTGTGTCTATGTTGACTGCGCTCAAGAAGCCTGCCAAGCAGGGCACCGCAGAAGTCACAGACTTCACACAGGTCAAAGTGCCTGACTCGGCTGTAGCACACAAGACTGACGAAGAGATCATAGAGAAGACTCGTGCTCGCTTCCAAGTACTTACAGACATGACCAAAGCAGTGAAAGCTGGTGATGTACGTGCTATGATCGTCACAGGCCCTCCAGGTGTGGGCAAGAGCTTTGGTGTTGAAGAAGTACTGGCCAAAGACGACCTGTTCAATACCCTGGGAGAACGCAAGCCCAAGTATGAGATCGTCAAGGGCGCTATGAGTGCCATTGGTCTCTACTCTAAGCTCTACGAGTTCTCTGCAGAGAAGAACATCATCGTGTTTGATGACTGTGACTCTGTGCTGTTGGATGACTTGAGCTTGAACATTTTGAAAGCCGCATTGGACAGTTCCAAGAAGCGTACTATCTCTTGGAACACTGACAGCCGTGTACTGCGAAGCGAAGGCATCCCAGATCGCTTTGAGTTCAAGGCAGGTGCTATCTTTATCACCAACATCAAGTTTGAGAACGTGCGTAGCAAGAAATTGCAGGATCACTTGGCAGCATTAGAGTCACGCTGTCACTACATTGATCTGCAAATGGACACAGACCGTGAGAAGGTCCTGCGCATTAGACAGATCGTTGCTGACGGCATGTTGGATGAATACGAACTCAGCGATGAAGCCAAGATTGATGTTGTGGACTTTGTCGCTGACAATCGTGCTAAACTACGTGAGCTGAGCCTACGTACGGTGCTGAAGGTTGCACAATTGCGCAAGGCGTTTGCTGACAACTGGCAGGCAATGGCTGAAGTTACTGTTATGAAGAGAGCTTAACATGAGTGCAGATATCACTGAGTGCCAGTACATTGGCTCAGAGCAGAAACAGTACCCGTTCAAGATGTGCGGGCACACGCTGTTCCCAGGTCGCAGTTATTGCGAAGAACATCTGTGGACAGTGTATAAAAAGGGCACCAATGTCAACGGTAAACGCAAGCTCAAAGAGATCGAGAAAGAACTTGCTGAACTGAAACGAATAGAAGAGATTGAGGAGATCATCAATGCTTGATACAGCAGCCAAAGTCATCCTGGGCATGTTCCTGATCATACTGCTGGCAGCTCTTGGGCCGTGGTTAGTGATATGGAGCATGAACACTCTGTTCCCCACACTGGCCATTGAGTTTACATTTTGGACATGGTGTGCGGTGATCATCATGGGTGTGTTCTTTCGAGCAAATGTCACAGTAAAACGGCGAGATTGAGGTTGTGTTCTACAGCAGGCTCATGTAATATAGTAGAACGCTGTAGAACAACAGCCTCAACAAAGGAAACTTAAACATGAAGAGATTCAATCCAGAAACCAAGACTTTCAAAGTCTTCACAGCACTGTACAACGGTGCAGCATTGACAGCATCAAAAGCCAAGCATGACTTGGG